TTATTGTTTTGATCCCTATACGCTCGATAGTTGTCTTTAGGAAAATATAAAAGTTGATAATTGTCTCCAACTGGACGGAAGTAAAATAGCCCTTGTCCATCACAAAGAAAATAATCGACAATGCTATCTAACTTCATGTCGAGCATATTATGCTCACATACTTTTGCAATGAATTCTTTTCTATAACCAAAGCTATCTTGATCAGCGTAAAATTCAATACCACGTCGAAGCATGAACATCCTCATCTGTGCTAGATGCGAACTTACAATCATTGTGTCTACTGACAAATCACCTCGACGCTCTTTAGCAGCCGTCAGGATTTGATTGAATCCATTATCTACTTGGTTCATACTCTTACTTCTTTATTAATAGTCTATCGATTACTTAAACATATTTTGAGCTTGTTCAGCAATCGCTTCCGGATCAAATGGATCAAGTGTTTCGTAAATACCTAATGCACTTTCATATGTTGGCCGTGGTGCTTTGTATCGATCTCCATATGTACCTAGATAAGCATTGTCAGCACGAGCGTGAGTAAGTTCAGGACGTAATAAATTCATCTGATTGACTACGCTCATATCCATGTTGCCGACATTCTTGCCACGAGCCATGAACCCTTCTGCTGTTCCGAATGGATTATACTTTTTCTGTGCATCAGCATTCATTGTTTGATATTGATCAACAAAAGCTGCATTTGATGCAGGACTATCATTAGGTGCATAATAGCCCGCCATTGTGGCTGCACTTACTGGACTATCAGTTAAATAGGTAGGAGTTCCATTTGCACTTGAACCAGAGACATATGTAAAGTTCCGCTGATCTCCACCATAATTTCTGACTGAGTTATCTTGAGTAATGTTCGAGACGTTATTATCTCCAATAATTTGTGAATTTAAATCATTATCTTGAGTTACGCTAAAGTTTTGATCATTTGTTTCAGCAACATCAACGTCTTGTGTTTGATTAATTAGATCGTTATAGCTATTTTGTGTATTAGTATATGGTGAATAGTATGAACTTGGTGATGTGTAAGTCGAAGTTGGAATTGAAGAACTCGTTGTTGACGATGAGTTAGATCCACCTTCTAACGATCCACCTGCAGCGTAGAAGTTTTGTAATACAGGTAACTGGCTTAGGTAGTTATTCAAGAACCCTGAAGCACTTGTATTTGCAGACGATCCTGTTACGTTAGCCGTGTTTGATTGTTCGCCACCGATATTACTTACACTGTTATTTTGTTCAATGTTAGAAATATTGTTATCTCCCGTGATTACAGAGTTTAAATCATTATCCTGTTCGACATTAAAGGTTTGATTATTCCCTTGTGTAATATCAACGTCTTGGACTTGATTAATAGTTTCATTAAAACTATTATCTACATTGCCGTTGTTACTTCCTCCTGGATTTTGACCTCCTCCACCTACTACTGGATTACCACCACCAATTTCAATAGTATTTGTGCTGTCGTTATTAGATCCAGTATCTCCGGTATCTGCACTTCCTCCTGTGCCTCCAGTGTTGACGCCCGGTGTTTCGATTAATGCAGTGTCATCTATTTCCGGCAGTTGATCTACTACTGGCGTTTCGCTTTGTAAGCCAGCAATCATTTTATCCAAGAATCTTTGTGCTTTAGGTCCTTTAATGTAAGCCTCTCCTTGCATTTCTCTGTTTACATGGTCAATAATCTCTTGATCACTAAATCCTGCTCCTTGAAGTCCCTTTAAGTCTGCTTTACTAATTGCTTCTTTCCCTTTTAAACTTCCTGTCCCTCCCATTGCGAAGTTATAATCTTCAATTTTGTCTTTACCATAAATTGTATCTTGAAGTGTATTTACTTGAGCACTTGTATCAGCATCTAATCGATCTTCCCAGCCTTTTCTTTCTCCAGATCCTTTCTCTGTACCTGCATATGCTTCGTTTCTAATTTCACGAAATTCTTCTTGAGCTTGATTTTCTGTTAAATAATCTGGATTTGCATATGAAGTATTATCAGTTTGTCGATTATATTCTTTCTTTGTCATACCTGTAGCAGCACGTTCGTCTTTAGAAAGATCTGCCCATGTTTTTGATTTATCTACAGCAGCCGATCGACTAGGTTCTTCATTTGAAGATGCTGGCTCAAACGTCGGTCCTGTTACGGGTTCATTCCGTGATGATGCCATCATTGAAGAGCTATAGGAAGGCTCAGGAGATGCAGTAGGTGTTGGATCTGGTGTTGGCGCCGGTGCTGTTGCTGAAGATGTATTTGGTGTGTACTTATTGATTAAATCCTGTCCTGATGAAGGAGCTGGGGTAGGAGAAGGCGTAGGTGCTTTTGGTGGTGGTGGAGCTGTTGCTCCTCCTTTGCCATACTGTTCGTTATATTCAGACTTTGTCATTCCCGTAGACGACCAAGCAGCTTGATCATCTTTTGATAATTGTGCCCACGCGCTAGCCATTACTTTTTATAAATCAAAACTATCTTTATTGTAATCTAATTGCAAATTACCTCGCCTTAATAACCCTCCCATAGTTAATACCATTGAATCCACAGCATCATCATGTGATGAATGGCCAAAATTCAATAGTTCTTCTTCAAGTACATTCCATTTTCTCCATTTATTCCATATCACTCGTTTATGCTCATATAAACCCAGTACGCCTCTAAGTCTTGCTAGTTTATCCCCCTTAAATCCTTTAACTGGACTGACGCTCAAATTATACAAAGCACGTTCTTCATGCATAATCCTTTTGAAGTCACCTTCAAAGGATGTTTGATAAGCAACGGCTTCAGGCCAGATTACGCACGGTGACATGGTTGGGAAAAACTGACCTTCGTCATTCTCAAGAAGGATATTCCAGTCACATAACATTTCACAAAGGGTATCCATCTTTTTAATATTGCCCATCGTTCTTTCTCGACGTTGGTCAATCAAATAAATCTTCCCATCTTTGATGCCACCTAAAGTAAAGACTGTCCAGTCATTTTTTTCTGATAGACCGGCGCTGAGGTCAATTCCCACTCCTAAACAATCATATTCTTCAGGTACTTCAGCTTTTATGATCAACTCTGGAGATATTCCAACTTCTCTACTTTGTACTGCTGTATTTAAATACTGATATGCAAACGCAACTCGGTCTTCTAGCTTACGTTCGTTTAAATACTTCATTGACCAAAACTCTGGCCAATATGAACGCTGCCTACCATCTGCGTCAGTTATAACTGCTTTTTGAACGATTTGTTTCCAGTTATTCTTGGGGATAAATAAAGTGGCGTGTATGTCGTCGAAATGGAATCGGGTACCCAGACAGATGGCCCTTGCCCCTTGGAACATAGTAGGTGCAATGACATTACTCCAAGTTTGTTCCATCTCACGACGTATGTCCGGATTATTGATGGATGCAGCGGATTTAATAGGGTCATCGATAAGAACAAGTTGACTTCGCTTCGATGTGATAGCACCTTTGAGACCTCCACATGCAATGGTGAAAGCTTCTTCACCTGCCGTATCAATTCCTGCAAATTCATAGTCGATACTCCAGTATTCATCTGATCGTTTTATCTTTGATAATCTCACCATAGGAAAGATTTCACGATATTTAGGACTTGTAAGTATTCCTTTGATTGTGGCCGACTTTGCTCGACTAATGTCTACCATATATGCGATATAAAGTATCCTTAGCATTTTCTTGGCAGCTGCATGTCGTCCAATCATCCAAGCAGCAAACAAACCAAGGACAGTACTTTTCGCAGAGCCTCGTGGTGCGAGGATCGATGTGTTTTGACCTGCGATTCCTAGTAGACATTCACTATCTTCTCCCGTACATAATTCGTTGTGCCACTCCAGCATATGCTTTGCTGGAGGCTTCCCCATAGCACTACAGAACGCTATAAAGTTATCTCTTGCTGCAAGTACTTCTGGCGATGGTGGTTTACTCGTCACCTTCGTCGCTGTCATTAAAGCAGATCTTCTGTATGCTAATGATGCACTTGCAATGGCCATATTAACTGATTTTACTATCAGTCTAACTAGCGAATCCGATATTCTGCGATTGCTTGAGCTAATCGTGCTGCAGCTCTTGCTTTTGCTCGCATGATTAAGTCACGCCGACGTTTCTCTTCATAAGCTATACCTACTGCATATGCATATTCTGCTGCTTCAATCTCACGTGCATTTGACATAAAAAATTTATCAACACTTACACCTGGCATCTGTGGCAGCCTTGGTACTCGTCCTTCTGCACGTAATGACTGTGTCGATACTTCCCGAATCTCAGGCAGCTCTAATAGTGCTTCAATGTCATCAAGCATTGCTAATCTCACTGTAGATTTTTGCCCATACTGCATTTATAGCATTTTCAATAGGCTCGGCAAACTGTGGATCATCTTTGAAGATTGCGGTAATTTCACGCATTACTCGATCAGCGCCGGCAAGGATTAAACCTCGTTTATCTGTTGTTTTATTCATACGATCACTCGTTTCAATATGTGATCTCAGTTCTTTTTCGAGTGCTGCTAATCTTGCGCACCCATTGTCCCCTTTAATTTCACCAGAGGTGATTGCCATTCTTAGATCTTGAATATCCGAATGTAATGCTGCAATTTCACTATTTAAAATCTCACGTCTGTTTAACTTACGAAATTTCATTTTGATCCAACGTGATAGATCAACAAATGAACCTGTGTAACCACAGATCCCTGCATAAACCCAGATCTCAATTGCAGATGGTGTTGCTTCAGCAAATTCACGGAAGTCTTCACTTTCAGCAGCAGACAATGTATCAAGCCATTGATCTACATAGTTGAGATAGACCTTACCTGTTTTGGTTGCTGTAGTCATTACATAGCCCTCGCTGTACTACGCGCATAACGATGCATATCTGCGCGATCTTTTGCTTTCAATCGATTTTCCATACCCATTGTTTCTCTTGTTTGTTTACCTGTTTCACCAATGTTTCTTGTACTTGTGATATTTGTATCCTTTGTACCTTCAAGTGTTTTATCAGCGCCATACGTTGATGCTTGTTTTGCAAGCTGAGAACTTCGTACACTTGCTTTAGCTTGTGTTTTAGCTACATCTTTTGATGCACCAGCTTGTGTATCCGCTACTTTAATATTTGCACTGGCTTGTGTTTTAGCTACATCTTTTGATGCTCCGGCTTGTGTTTTAGCTACATCTTTTGATGCTCCGGCTTGTGTATCCGCTACTGTTTCAGAAGCTCTAGCTTGACGCTTTGATGCGTCTAAGGATCTATCCGCTCCGTACATTTCTGCTTCTTTTTGGTTAACAGCACTGAACATCGTTGCTTGTTTGCTCGCATCAGCTCCATACATTGAAGCTTGAGCAGCTTTTGTTGCCCCAAACCTATCTGCGCCTGCTTGGATACCGGCTACTCCTAAAGCTGATTCTTTCTGTGTTCCTGCAATTCTTTCAGCTGATTGAGTTTCTCTATCAGATACACCAAATGCTGTTTGTTGTTGTGTTCCTGCAATTCTTTCGGCTGATTGCGTTTCTCTATCAGATACACCAAATGCTGTTTGTTGTTGTGTTCCTGCAATTCTTTCAGCCGATTGAGTTTCTCTATCAGATACACCAAATGCTGTTTGTTGCTGTGTTCCTGCAATTCTTTCAGCCGATTGAGTTTGTGTTCCTGCAATTCTTTCAGCTGATCGAGTTTCTCTATCAGACACTCCAAATGCTGTTTGTTGCTGTGTGCCGGCAATTCTCTCGGCTGATTGTGTTTCTCTATCAGATACACCAAAAGCTGTTTGTTGCTGTGTTCCTGCAATTCTCTCGGCTGATTGAGTTTCTCTATCAGATACACCAAATGCTGTTTGTTGTTGTGTTCCTGCAATTCTCTCAGCTGATTGAGTTTCTCTATCAGATACACCAAATGCTGTTTGTTGCTGTGTGCCCGCTATTCTTTCAGCTGACTGAGTTTCTCTATCAGATACACCAAATGCTGTTTGTTGTTGTGTTCCTGCAATTCTTTCCGCTGATCCAGTCTGATTCCTTGATACATCCAATGCTGATTGTGCTTGAGTTCTAGCTACTTCTGTTGCAGCATCNCGGCTTGCATCNGCTCCATACATTGAAGCTTGCGCTGATGCATCCGCTGCATATGTATCTGCAGCATATCTACCTGATGCAATAGCTTCTTGTGATGCATTATTTAAAGCTGCTGTCATTCTATTTTGTTCACCAGCAACAATTTCACCTAAACGATCTTGCTGCCCTTGTTCTTGCATATTCAATCGATTTTGTTCACCTGTTGCAGATAGCATTCCAATATCTCTGTCATACTGCGCATTGGCAAATTGATTTTCATAGCCAAATGCGGATTCTGCAGCAAGCTGGTTATATCCGAACTCACGGTCCATTAACTCACCTGTGTTAGCCAGCTCAAGGCCAGCCTGGTGCGTCATATTCTCTTGAGCAATCGCTGCATTTTGCAGTGCTAATCCACTAGCAATACTTCCGTCTAATGCGCTTTGAACAAAGTTAGCTTGGAACGCATTTTTCAACATCTGACCTTCTGTATCATCTTCAGCAGGTTTATAGTTATAAAAATCCTGCATTAATTGATTGAAATCAAACAGGCCCGGATTGTATCCTTGCTCTTGTCCAGGTGTCGAAGAAGTCATGCCTACATCAGCTTTGCATAAATCTATTCTATCTTTTTATTATTTATACAATAGATGTAGTATTTGAGCGAATCATATGTCTCAATTTAGCTCATTGAGTAGACGCGGGAATTATGCATATGCAGGTAAGGTAGCTGCTAATGACGCATTAAAGGCTTACATTCAGCAGAAACGTAATTCCACTGACATGGGTCGATTAGTTCTAGATGCTGAAAAGATTAAAGCGAAAGAACGTCTTAACGCTATTAACCGGACCAAGGAAACATTTAATACGATTGCGAATATTGAGGCTGATTCTGAGATTTTCAAGATTAAAACCGAAGCAGATCAAAATCTTACTAAGTCAAAACGTTTTGCTGGTGTATTAGGAGCAGCGGGTCAATTAGTATCTGGTGGTGCTAATCAACTGTATGATGCTAATCAACCTAAACCAGAGCGTGATACTTTACTTGTTGATTTCTTGAATCAAGAACGTGAGGAGTTATCTAAAGAAATCGAGCAGGCACAAAACAAAATCGACTCTTTCTCTACTCTTCCTGAAATTCCTGTAAAAAATAATACTACAGCTAGCAACAAAACGACTCCTTTACCTAATAGTCAAAATTTATCATCTCCTAATTTTGATGCTTCAGGACCTATGTCTAAAGCTCAAATCAAACAACTTGCTATTAATTCTGGATTCTCACCAAGTGAAGCATCGACAGTTGTAGGCATTGCTGGAGGCGAAAGTGGATTTGATCCTACAAATAGTACTAAACGATCTGGACTATATGCAAAGACTGGAGAAGACAGTGTAGGTTTAATGCAGATCAATTGGGGATATCATAAAGACAATGGATGGCTGCAAAAACTTGGAATTACTAAACGCGAAGATTTGTTTGATCCAATTAAAAATATGAAGGCTGCTAAGTATTTATATGATGGTCGTGGAAGCTTTGGTGACTGGACTGTTTACAATGAAGGTCTTTATCAACAGCATTTATAAGTGATATTCACACAATTGTAAAAGCTGCTGCAAGGGCTGCAAGTCCAGATCCTAATTGTTGATACCCTTCACGTCGTAATCGTGCATCTTCACGATCCATACGATCGTAGTATCGATCATTCTCTCGTTGAGCTTGAAGCATTTGAAACTGTAATGTCCTGTTTTGTGATCGCAGAAGATCAGCTCTAGTTTGTGCTGCTGCTAACTGGGCGTCGTTGTATTGACGGTCTCGTGTCTCTCTTCTATCTACTTCTGCAGGCAAGTTGAATAGAGTGTTGGCTTGGTCAACTGTGTTTTGCCTGCCTTGTTTCTCTTTTTCTTCTTTAATCAGCTTTTCTGCAGTACCTGCGGTCAAACCATCCTGCCATTTCAAATCGTACGCCTCAAGAATTGGCTTATATTTTTCGCGTACTTCTCTATTTTTTTGAGTTTTTAGCGCATTCTGGCCATCATTTGCACGTCCCCAAAACTGATCCCATAGACCAGGTTTATACTTACCATCTAAAGTTTCTCGATAGTTACCTTGTTGTACTTGACTTTCTGCATCCTGCCCTATAATTTCGGCTATTGGATCAATAAAACTATCCCAGCTCATTAGATTAACTTACAGATCTTTTTCTATTTTACACTGCTGTTAAAGCCTCTTTTGCTTCTAGTCGTGCAATGCGAGTTTCAAGCTGTTGATTAGCTCGTACAAGTAATCCAATCAATTCACCTGTATCAATACACAGCTTGCCAATGCTTTCATCGTAATATGTAGCATCAGGCATTACGTCTTTATAATCTTGTGCAATGAAGCCATAATGCATACGTTCAGGATATGCACTATATTCTTCTTTGTAATAGAAGCTCACAGGTTTTAATTGACGCAACAGGGCAAGTGCATCGTCAATACGCTCGATCGTATGTTTTGTGGTTTCATCGCTAAGTGGAGGTAATACAAACGGAAGTGCAGCACCTGCAACTTGTCCAAGTGCGCTTAAAACACCAGCTTTTCTAGTATCTCCAGCTAGATCACCCATCGTATCTCTATAGTCTTTTGCTATTTCAATCCCTTTGAACGCTCCATACGCATTAGCAAATGTACTTGCAGTAGCATCAGCAATTGCGTCACTTTCTGCTCTTCTCATTTCCCGTGCTGCTGTAATTAATTCATCAGGCCTTGTCCCTGCACTTGCAGCACTATATGTATCAGCCAGACTGACCATACCAGCAGCTTCACCACCAAATGTATATGATCCAGCTTTTAAACCAGGCGGACTAAAATCACGCCTCTGACCATAACTTGGCGTGAATCCAAAATCTCTAGTTGGTGTACTTCTGAATCTAGCCATTATTGTTCGGCTTAGTCTTTACTTATTATATTAGAAAGATTGAAAATCATAAATAGGTCCGGTAATTCCAGCACTCCTGAAACTATCCATAGGATTCGTAACTGTATCTCCATACTTACTTACGCTACTTGGGGTGAAAGTACTTCCTGAACCACCAGTGCTACCAAATCCACCTGCTTTACCAAATGCACCAATACCGCTTGATAAGAACCCAGCGGCTGTTCCTAAGTTCTTACTAAACATCTGTGCATCATGTAGGTTCTGCTGTCCTTCCATACGGTATTTCTCCATTTCTGCTTCTGCATCTGCACCCATAATTGCATTAAATGTTCCACTATTTCGTTTAATTGCATTTAACTCTTCCATAGCACGTTGCACCGCAGCTGCACCTGAAAGCTTTCCAAAATCAACACTAGTATCATAGAAGTTTTCTACTCCACTACCTGCAGCAAATCCTGAGTTAAACGCCATTAGCCTTCTCCTTACTAGTAAATTCTATCAATTTGATTCATATTATTTTCTTCCGCATTTCTTCGACGTCTTTCGTTCTCTAATGCACTACCTGCAAGCATTCCTGCTCCTGTGCCTGCTAAGCCTGTTAGAAGGCCTCCTTTAGGTCCAAAACGTCTTGCACCATATGCAGTACTTGCAATCGCTGCTGCAGTAGGAATAAGCGCTGTATTAACAGGTAAGCTTCGTCCAAGGAATTGTACTTCTGGACCATGAATTCCTTCTGTCGTTGCTTTTAATACACCTGTTGGTAGAACAATATCTCCGTCAAGCGGATTTAAATCTGTTTCATTGTCAAATCTAAATGCTTTGTACCTCATGTATTCATCTTTACTTACATCTGGTCTAACTTTTTTAAATTCATCCCAGGGTAGTAATCCTCCAGTTCTACCCAAGATGTACTTGGCACCTACTTCCATAACTGGGTTACTAGATTTACTTGGATCTTCATCGTCTGGAAATACTGCTTTGTATCCTTCAGCTCCACCAAATGGAGCCATCAAACCAATTGCTGTATTAACTGCAATGCCTGCTGGAATGTTTAATGCATCAACATAGCCTGGTTCATGAAGACGTTTTGCATAACCATCTCTTGTGCGTGTATAACCTACATTTGGTCGTCCGTCTGCATCTGCAATAGCAAGTATTTTAGCTTGTTTAGCTGATGTAACAGGATTCCCTTTTGCATCAGTTACAAGCTCTGTTTTAAATAACTCTGGCGCATACTTTTTTAACGTGGCATCTTGTGCCAGGTTTGCTAATGCTTGTGGTGCATTAATTAGCCACCATAACTCCCGTCCTCGATCTTGAACTAAATCGCTACCTAATGTTCCGAGTACTTGTCCAATGCGTGTTGCACGATCCTCTGATAGCCCTAGACCCATTCTTTGTCGAGATGCTACATCAGCTGGATTAGCTCTACCAAGCAGCTCTTGCATCATCGTATATGTACGATTAGAGCCAATCATTTGTTCGCCACGAGTGGCATCAATTTCTAAACCCTGATCTTCTCTAGAACGACGATAGGCTTGCCTTTGATCTTCACGTCCGTAGCCGAACTCCTTCGACGCTCCTTCTCGGATGCGTTTTAGAAATTGCCTAGCATCTTCAAGTCGATTCATGCGATTAATCCGTTATCTACCGTAGTGGGGTCAAGTGTCGGCAATCCATATTGACGACGTAACTCTTCTTCTAGCTGTGCCCGATAAATTGCATCTTGCTCTTGGAACTGCTTTTCATAAGGTGTCATGCCACCGCCCTTTAACCGCAATAATGCATCTGTTGCAGGCATACTGGAAAATGCACCGGCAACTGATCCAACTTGATCAGCGATTTCTTGTGCGGTTTGACCTCCTCCTAGTTTTCTTACACCACGAGCTGCGTTAATACCTGTTAAACCACTTAACCCTAGGTCAGTTACAAACGTAGTTCCTTTATCAACAATATCTCCAGGCATTGTTGCTGCATTAAAACCTGCAAAAGCAACATCCATACCCAAACGTCTTGCTAATAATCCTTTGTCAGCAAGTAGTTCAGGCCCAACAACTGCATTGCCTAGTTTTTTCAATAACTCCTTTCCTGCAAAACGCTTGGCTGCTGCTCCAGCAATAGCTTTACTTGCACCGCCCACAGCGGCTTTTCCAGCACCAAGGCCAAATAATGTTTTAGCTAATGCACCGGCTTTAGCTAATGCAGGGAAGATGGCGAGTGGAGCTGGCATTATTTTCCTTTTAGTTAACTAAAGCTATATTGACTATTTTAACCAACCATCGGAGGTGGGATTAATGTTTCTTGTACTGACTTTAGTGGAGATCTTTTCACCATATCCATAAAGTTATTTGTACGTTTTATTTCTTCCGAATTAGTCATCATTGCTAATGCACGTGCACCGACCTGACCCGCCATACGTTGATTTTGAACATCTATTTTACGAGTAGGTCTATACTGTGGAGCACCATCAAGTGTCGGAATAAACTCCGCTACTTCTTCAGTAGCACGTTGATTCTGCCTACCTTGTTGAATACTTTCTTTTGTAAATCTCACTGGTAAACCTCCAGTTCGTCTTCTTGTCCTCCTCCTAATATACCTTGTAGCACAGCATAAGCTCCTGCTCCAAGTGAACCATACGTTAAGGGCTTTCTATACTTTGTTCCAATATTTTTGATCTGGTCGATGCGTTGTTGACGTGTTCTTGGCTCTGTTCGCATTCTTGGTCCCTGCACTCTATTTTCAGATTCTGCAATCGCAGGATTATTCAAACGATTTAATTCAGCACGAAGCTCTGGTGTCAGCTCTCTATAAGACTTAGTACTAACAACCGGCTCTGCAACAGAACCTGTCTCAGCCCATGGGTCAGGTGCAATAGACTGTGGAACTGGAGCTGGTTGTACTGATTGAGGTTGCTGTCCTAATTTAGCTTTGACAATCTTCTGATTGCGCAGATCTTGTTGATAGTCCATCTGGGCCTGTTCTCTCATTCGATCATCAAACGAAGCTGATTCAGCTTGTTTCATGATTCGTTTGACTGCTGCATCTTCTTCTCCAGCTGCTTGACGTCGTTCAACTTCACGAGCAGTAGCAATGTTGGCGTCAACAGCAGACTGTTTAAATGGACGATTCATTCTTTTTTCTAAATCTGTGTACCCTTGCTCTATGGTGACGTCTTGTCCAAATCCTTTTCTATATCGATAGTTTGGATTATTTGGATCTCCTGCAATTCCAACTGGTTCTTCACCAGCAACCATACCAATAAATGGCGCAGCTGCATCAGGATCCGATAGCTCACGTAGACGTGGTTGAATTGTCACGGATTTACCTTCGGGACCCAATGGACCTTTCTGTTGGTTCCTAATGAATGTTGGATTAACTGTGTCGTAGAAGAATCCAGCTGGACTGTCAAAGATAATGTTCTGTCTTGGTAAATCAATGGCTGGTGTTCCACGACGCTGTAGCTCAAGGTTTACAGAAGCAGATGCTCCTTCTGGCCTATATACCGGTTGATATGAACCACGACGTTCTGCATAGCGTTGTTTACCAGCTTGATTTACATCAATTGTTTCTGCTAAAGCTAATTGATATAAAGCATTGGCGAGATTTTTGTTTTCAACTGGATCCATCTTAATTGTGGACATTAAGTCATTAATGGTGACCCTTTCTCCTTTTGGAACTTTTAGTGGTGTAGGACCATCTGGGTTATATCTTGAGAATGTCTTCCCAGCACCCTCACGTTGTGAAATCAACTGATCCATGACTTCAATAGCTTCGTTCAAGCTACGAATACCTGTTGGCACTACAACTTGTTCATTTCCAAAAGTACCTTGACGCTGGCGATTTACACGATCTGTAAATGCACGGGTAGCATCTGTAATGACGACATCCCTTACACCACCGGTATCCGGTTCATCCATGTTTTGAACGATGAAGTCAAGAATATCCTGTTGCCTTGGTGTTGGTGCATTCAGTACTTGATCAGTTGTAGGAGCATTGATATTTCCTAAAATCTCTCCACCAGCTCCATATCCAATAATTTCACCACCACTTATAATGGGTTGAGCAATCTCACGTTGAATATCGAGATTACGTGCAAAAATAGTAGGTTCTGCTGCTACTGGCGGTGTACTAATTGTGCGACCTTTCTTAGCTTTCCATGATTCATCTGACATTTGGGATTCACCGATGACTTCATTGGTTGATCCGTAACTTCCGATCTGATCCACTGCTTCGCGTTCAGCTTTGCGACGTGAATCAACTTCAGGTGTCTCCAGTCGCTGTAGTAAGGCTTGTGCCTCGCCTGGAGATAACGGATCGCCAGCAGCGTCTGCTTCAATTGCAACTTGCCTTAGGATTTTTCTAGCATTCTCCTTTCGAAGACGCATATCAGCAATCGCAGTTTTTGCAGCTTCACTTTTAGCTAGTTCTAAAGCAGCTTTACCTGATTGGCTTTCCTCCATCCGAGTCAATAAATCAAGCACTGTCTTTCCAGGTGCTACTTCGTCCGTGAGTTGTACCTTCCCTTCAGTAACAGCTGACACTAACCTTCTATACTCATTATTGCCGGCTCTTTGTGGAGCCATTTGCGGTGATCTAATTTCCTTTGGACCATCGTCTGCAATTCCTCGATAACTGCCACGTTTTGCTGTTAAAAATTTATCCGTAGAGATAATGTCTTTAGGATTTTGCAGTTGTCCTGTAGGTCGAGCACGTTTGACCCGTGATAGTCGCTCTTTTACGATTTCACCATCAGAATCTTTAACTACATTGCCAAAATTTCTACGACGTTTACCTTCTTTGCCAATCTTGCTATATCCAACAGCTTCTTTTTCTGGTGAACCCAATCCAAGCTCTTGAAGCATTGCAGCTTCTCTTAAATCCTCTGGCACAGGCGTTCCTGCAGGAATTTCATCAACAATCCGCAACGGTTTCCCTTTTCGCTGCTCTAACAGGACATTTAACCGCTGTGGTTGACGATCTCGAATCTGTTGTTGCAATCGACGGCGCTCTCTTCCGCCTTCACCTCCACCAGCTTGGTCAACCTGTTTAATATTCTCGATTCGACCAGCACGAACCTGTTGAAGATCAGCTTCATCCGCACCTAACTGCAATAACTCCAGTGGATCAGCAGCACGTTGCGGAGATTCTTTTTGAAATGCCCTTTCTTGTGCATCAATGTCTTGAATAAGCTCATCATCTGCCAATAATCGTGCATCTGAGCTGCTTTGACGCTCTGATCTGGCCTTACGTTGCTGCTTTCGTAGCTCATCCATCTTTTGTTTGCGACGAGCTAGCTTTAATGTTGTATCTCGGTCCAATCCAAGCGTATCTCCGGCTCCAATTACCTCTGCACCCCTGATTAACTGCTCATTTACGTCCACAATTTGCTGATTTGGG